TGATGAATCTGACGGTATTCACGGCATGGAAGGGGGACGGAGTTAGTGAAAGAAAAAGAGGTCGGATATTGGAAATATAACGACAAAACATATATGGGGTATATAGTTTGCTCTGATTGTGGTCGCAATATCAACATAACGAATCCAGAAACAGTACGCTATTACGCAAATCAAATGAAGTTTTGCCCATATTGCGGAAAGAAAAAAGACAAAAACAAGATGCGCGAAGAAAGGGACTTTGAGCAGGAAGGACGCTGAGCATAAATAATGAACGATATTCTGAACAAAATGGACGCAGCCGACCTGCGAAACCTTGCGAAGCTTCAAGATGATGCAATAAGGGCATATCAAGAGATGGTTTTCACTAAAGATCAAGTCATTGAAGCGTTGGAAACCTTATACCGTTGCAGAGTTAACATGGGAGAAGCAAGGGTTAGGTGTGATGTGAAGGTGAGAAACCTTCGGCATCTCGATGATAAGATTGCTGAAAAATATTGCGTTCATCCTGTAGGCGTTTGCGAAGCGGAAGGAAGGTGATCAGGAATGAAAATACCAAAGTCGATAAGGCTCAATGGTGTTGAGTATTCAGTGGAAATTGTAAGCGGATTAAATGACGGTTGCGCTGTTCTGTATGGTCAAGTAGACCATGGGAAAAGCATCATCAGAATAAACGAAACCGTACAAGGTTATCAGATGAAATGTATAACGCTTCTTCATGAGATAGGTCATGTAATCTGCCGAGGCATAAGCGAAGAAACAATTCAAGACGAGGAAAAGATAGTCGAGGTATTTGCAAAAGGGATGTATGCGCTTTTACAAGACAACGGGAAAAGATTGTTTGACTTAAAGGATGAAGGTGAACGGAAGGACGGAGAGCAGGATGCTGATAGGAATTGAACTACCAGAAATGCCGACAGAATGCCATGAGTGTCCAATGCAGCTGAAATTTAAAGACGGTGTGCAGGACGATTGGTATAGCAGACGATGTGTCATTGAGAACAGGATAATAGAATATCCAAAACCTCAATGGTGTCCGTTAAAAAATCTTGAAATAGAAGGAAAGCGTTAGACATGATGAAACCGTGAATAGGCTGATATTAATCAGGAGGGGATAAGAGCATGACGATTTGTGATAAGTGCGGAAAACGGGCCTCTGTTGAGCATGGCCTGAAGGTTTCATTCAACAAGGACCTGGAACAGAGCGGTATCCATAAGTTGGACTATCAGTTCGATCTGTGTGATGAATGCGCAATGGGGATTGTCTATGAAATGCAGCAGGCAGTCTCCAAGCGGATGAAGGGGGGATCGGAGTGCCAGACGGAAAGCTGACCGCAAAGGAATATTTGCAACAGGTTGCCTATGCGGAGAGAGAGATCCAGACCATCAGAGCGCAGATCGATCATTTCCGTGATTTGGGACTCCGGATAACGTCCTCAATGTCGAATACCCCTATTTCGGCTTCCAAGGGGTCTTCTAGGGTCGAGTCGAGTGCAGTTGGTATTGTTGACGGTCTTGGTGCCTTGAACGCAAATTTGATAGCGTATGAGGCTAAATACGACTATGCCAAGAAATTGATCGAAATGATACCCCAGGAAAGATACCGGAGATTGATCACACTGCATTATCTTTGCGGATGGAAACTGCCGAAGGTCGGCGAGTCTCTTGGATACGAGGATCGGAACAGTGTTTACAGAGCGCATGGTTGGGCGCTGGTGGAGATGCAAAAGGTGATGGATGCGGAGGGGATCAAATGAATCTTGTTCAAAAAGATGGAGTATTCCGGTTTGCTACATTCCGTAAGCCTATGTTGCCTTTGGTTGAAGGTAAATGCCCTCCGGAGCAGGATGAGGATGGTAATTGGTATTATCCTGAACCTGTGGAATATAATGACCCTGAAATCATGGAAACCGACAGCTATTCAGTGGATGATAAGGAAGAATTTTACGATTACCAAACAACCTGTAAAAACTGTGGGACTCGTTTTATAGCTCGTGATCCGAACGAAGAGCTTGTCCGCAACTTCTGCCCTGGATGTGGGAAAAAGCTGGACAGTGGTGCGATAGTTGATTACAAGTGGACTGCTGAACAGAAGAAGGTGGTTGATGGCCTTCAGTTCGAGCTTGATTACGCAAGACAAAACCATGAAGCTAGCGCACGGGTTATATGCGGAATGTTGAAAGCTGGGATAAAGCTGATCGAGGACCAGCAGGAAAGGATTGCCATCATGACAGAAGGTGATCCCGGATGATCGATTTCAGTACGCTGGAAAAGAAATGCCCGGTTTGCGGAAAGCTATTTGTTGCCCGGGAAGAGTGGGTTTTCAAGCGGTATACCGATAACAGCCATTGGCCGAGGTATCTGTGCAGTTGGAGCTGCACCAGAGAGTGGGACAAGAAGCATGAACAGACCGGGAAGAAGAGGCATTTTGTGAGGAGGACAGAAGGATGATTAAGTTATTCAAGAGCTTGAAATCATGGGCAGAGCTGCGGAGAATAAACCAGGATCTGCTCATTGAAAATGCGAGTCTGACAAAGAAACTCGATAATATGACAATGAGGCTCCGCAGAGCTGGGTCGTTGCCGTATGAGTATTTCGAGGACGAGAACATCGTAACAGTTTATGCGGAATCGAAACCGTTTGGACTGTATAACATCATGACGGATGAGGGTTATAACAAGGCTGTAAATGATTCCCAGGAACTGATTGTGAAAACCCTTGCGAGAAGTTTGATCGACAGCAATCTTGTTCAGATTATCGTGAAAAGCAGCAAAGACCATTTCGATCCGTTCATGATGGGTAACACAACGGTCGCTGCAAAACTGAAGGTTATTCCGTGGGAGCAGACGGTCAGAAAGATTCAGTTGTTCCCAAAAGTGGAGGAAGAATATGGCAAACATAAAGATGCGGACAATAATGGTTCCGAAACAAGTTCCGGTTACGCTTGTGTATTCACAGGTGAAATTGAAACCAGCCAAACGGAAAACCCCATTGGCGAGGAAATGGAGGAAGAGTAATACTCTGTAACAGTTTTTTGAGAAGCATCCACAAAAGGATTCTCCGGTTTGGAGATTTGACGAGTTGATCTTTAACGAGTTAAACATTTGGCCTACTGAAGGATCATTGATTGAGTTCGTCAAATACAAAGCCAGTCAGAGAGGCATATAAAAAAGCGCTGGGATTATTTCCCAGCTCTTTTCATTTGCCGCAGCGCCTCTTTGATGAGCGCTTGCTTATTCGGTGCCGCCTCCAGGATCTCGATGAGATCCGCATCGGTGTTCCGGTTGAGCTTCAGACTGATGTAGACGGCTGTCTTCTCATCGTACCGCTGTTTTGCGGCTTTTTTCGCATCGCTGACCATGTTTATCCCTCCTGTTGGTAGTTTATCATGGGTGTCAATATTTCGGAACCGGAGCCGTCTTGTACTGACCGGCCCAATACCGGTCCCAAAGGTTTTCGACTTCCTCTCTGCCATCCTGCGACAGTTTGTTGTAGTTGATCGTTCCGAAACTGTTGTCGAACTGATAGTCATAGACGAGGATCTTGTCGAGCTTTGTGTTCAGCCAGGAAAGAATTTCCTCGTGGTTCTTCGGGAGATCGGAGCCGAAGCTCTCTGTTGTGTAGTGGTAAGCCTTATTCATTGTCTGTTCCTCTCTTTCTCCAGCATCTGGTGCTGGCTACGATCTCCGGTTTCCCGGGGACCGTCTGCCAGGATCAGAATCTTGCAAGTCCACCGTTTGTGAGGATCTCATTGTGCAGTGCGGTGTATTCCGTGTTCTTGTATTTGTACTTGTCTCTCATGTCATCGTAAATCTTATGGGCGACCTGCCAGTCGTTGAATGTCAAGCTCTCTTTCGGGAGCAACTCATTGTCCTCGACATAGATTGAAAACCGGTTTTGCTCTGTCAGGTTGAAGTAGATCGTTTCGCCGGTTTCTGTGTTGGTGGTGATGGACAGCTTTCTCATGTTTATCCTCCTCTCTTTTTCCAGCTCTGGTGCTGGTTACGAGAGCTGGTGTCCAGCTCCCGGCTACCAGGATCAGCAGTGATAACTTACTCCGTTCAATGTGTTTACGATGTCATCGAGTATGTCCATTAAGTAGTCCATCCTGTCGTAGTTCCTTGTGGAAAGCTCTCCGGTTTTGTTCTCTGGCATATTTACGTAGTATTTCAGCATTCTGTTGATTTTGAGTGCCTGCTTTTCCATAAACTTAATGTCCGGCACTGTAAGTGCGTATTCATCACGATTACGGTTCGGTGTTTTGCATCCTTCTGGTTTCTTCATTTTGCGTTCCTCCTCTCATCGAACCACTTCGTAGGTGGTGGTTACCTTCACGATTGCGATTCCGTCAGGTCTTTTGTCTTCTCTTAATGAATCGATCAATCTGTTGACTGCTGTTGCCGCTTCGCTTTCGGTGTTACAGTAATTGGTGACTGTGGACCATTTTCCGCTCCTTTTGAACTGACCGATGTATTCGACCTTTTCGCTTTTCAGGTTGTTGATTCGTTTCGGTTCAGCCGGTTTATCAGCGGCCTCCAGGTCCTTGATGATCTGCCATGCTTCTTCAACATCGTTGAAACCGTAGTCGGAGCTGTAGTGTCCTTCCCAATTGACAGAACCCATGAAGTCGTAACCGTTGAAATAAAATCTGCATTCATCGGTTACCATTACGACAAAGAATTTGTCATGGGACTGCATCACATGGTACTTACTACTCATTTTTGTTTCCTCCCTTTTGATAAGTTGTTCTACCGTGTTTATTTGATCCTTGAGGCATTCAAGCTCATCAGGATTGCGGTACATTACATGAACCAAGTAAGAGTACTGTTTCTCCATCTCTTCGAGCTTTTCTTCTAGCGATTCGATGAACATCGTTTTATCCTCCATTCGTTATTTGTGGTTTCCCACGACCCCCGAAGGGGTTTCGGCTGGTTACCGGCCAGCTCTCGTCAGGTGGGATTACTGATGGACTACAATCTGGAATCCTTCCGTTACCATCCGGTTGATGTGTTCGGTGAAGGTCTGTTCTGTCATCTCATCCCTTGGGAAGGTTCCGCAACAGGGGTTGCTGCTCCAGATCGTTCCGTCTTTCATGAAGAACTTGCTTGCCACGAAGTCCTCTGTTCCCTTTGCGAAGGGCTTAATTTCTATCGTTGCTCCTGTTGCCATGATGCTGAACATTTTTGTTTCCTCCTATCGTCTGTCGGTTGGTTGTGGGTGCTACCCTTGGTTCGCTGACATCTTAACATGGGTGTCACCCATCTGTCAAGCATTTTTTTCACAAAAAGAGAAAATTCCTGCAAGCGTTGAAATATAAGGCTTTAAAGACCATAAACAACACCAAAAACAGGATCTGCCACAAAAAAATATAAAAAAATTTTTCACATCATGAGAAAAAACCATTGACTGCAAGCACTTGACAGAGTATTATGCTATATAGATATATATATCCATATACATCAAATGACATCCATTGACATCAATTAACCAAGAACACCGATCTATCTCTGGATCGGTTCTTTTTTTATGCCAAAATATAGATGAATATCGGTCACATTGACCATAAATCACTGCTCATCCAGGTACATCGCTGGTATAGAGCAAATACAGCCAAAATCTGGCAGAAAGTGAGTCAACCAAAGGCCAATGAATACAGCCTGATTCAAGTAAGTATTCCATGACCCTTCAATGAGTCAAAAATACATCATTTCCACCACATCTTTTATGATGACATAAATTCGTAGATTTCCCTACAAACACAGTCATTATTTGACACATTATTTGGCTTACATAAACAAAAGCGAGTGTGTCCCCCTACCCGGTCAGAAGGAGGTGAGACCATGGCCAACAAGCATCAACCCTTATCGGATAGGGCAAAGAACTTCATCCAGATGGAAGCTCGTGGTGTTCCAAGGGATGTAATCCTTCAGGAAGTATTCCATTACCCACCTGGAACCAAGGATAAAAAGCTGCTGAATAAAGCTGATTCCCAAATGCATAGATGGAGAGAACATCCGGAAGCAAAAGCATATTGGGATAAAGAGATAGCAAAGATGATACAGCAGGCGCTTCCTGGTGCATTCCGGACATTGATCAATCAATCAACCAATGACGATGGCGAGGTCAAAAAGGGATGGCTGGCCAACAAGGCAAGCAATGACCTGGCAAACCTTGCAAAAGCAATTGGTATAGTCAAGACAGAAGAGACAGCTCTTCAGATTCAGATCAACGGAATGCCAGATATTGGAAGTCCTGATGATGACCAATGACAGCCAAGTATTCGTAAAACAATGGTTTAGCGAATAGTTACAAAATGACCGTAAAGCCTTATGGATCAACGGTTCTAGCCATTATTGCCAATAATTACCAATGGCTGTTATGCATTCCACTGCTATTTATGCATTGATTCATGAATAATCCACAGGTTTTTGCATGGAGCAGAGCAGGACAGCAGGACGGTCAGCGGCACAGGAAAAACAGACGGCCAGCCACCCTGGACCAAGACGGTCAGAGCAGGCAGGCCACTGAAGGTCAGACCGCTGACCAAGGACCTGGACCCGGGGGTAGGGAGGGGGTGTCAGAGACCCGGGGGGACTGAATCGTGGTTGGGACTCCGTCCCACTGCTTCCGGTATAACGAATACTTCCACACTCCGGTACAGTCACCCATGGGAGCATATGTCAACCATCCACATCAACTACATCCCGACAGAGAAGCAAAAAATTTTTCATGCATCGAAAGCGAACGAGATCCTATATGGAGGAGCAGCCGGAGGGGGCAAGACGAAGGCCCTGATCATGGATGCTCTTTTTCGATGCTTAAAAAATCCCGGGACAACGGCCTGTGTGTTCCGGAGAACCTATCAGGAGCTTGAGGACACGGACATTAAAGAAGCTCAAGCCTCGTATCCGGAAGGGATTGCCAAGTACAACGCTGGCAGGCACGAGTTTCAGTTGATCAACGGGAGCAAGATCCTGTTTCGTCACTGCGAGAGTGAGGCAGACCGGTTCAAGTACTCCGGTATCGAAATCCAGTTTCTCTACTTTGACGAACTGACCTCGTTTGAACAGGTTGTCTACGATTTCATCAAGACCCGTCTTCGTGCGAAGAAGTCACTCGGTGTTGTGCCGATTGTGCGCTCCGCATCGAACCCTGGCAACATCGGCCATGGGTGGGTCAAGAAGATGTTCGTGGATGCAGGACCGTACCTGTCCATCCAGACACAGGAAGTCTACTCGGAGACATTGCACAAGTCCAAGATCATCCGGACACAGTACATTCCTGCGCTGGCCATGGAGAATCCGCACATCACTGATGACTACATCTTCGAGCTGGAGCAGAAACCGGAAGCTCTCCGCAAAAGCCTTCTTGAGGGGCGCTGGGATGCCTTTGAGGGAATGGTCTTCACTGAATGGCGAGACGATCCGTCCCACTACGAAGACCGGAAATGGACTCATGTCATTGCTCCGTTCGATATCCCGGCAGACTGGCCGAGGTACTTTGGTTTTGACCATGGGTACTCGAAGCCGTTCTCCTGCGGATGGTTTGCCATGGGGCCTGATGGTTGTCTGTATCACTACAAGGAATGGTACGGTTGCAAACCCAAGCAGGCGAATGTGGGCATCTGCCTCACACCGGGACAGATTGCGGACGGGATCATTGAGCGAGAGGAAGCCGAGTCCCGGGAGAATCTGCACATGGGCCGCACTGCCGATCCGGCCATCTTCGACAAGTCGAGAGGCGACTCCGTGGCCGATCAGATGGCACCGGGGTTCATGGGCCGGAACAAGGGCGTGATTTTCTCCAAGGGCGATCATACCAGGATTGCCGGTCTGATGCAGCTGCATGAGCGGCTGAAGTTCGATGAGAACGGCAGACCGAAGTTGCAGGTTTTCAGCACCTGCAAAGAGTTTATCCGGACAGTGCCAACACTGCCTTATTCGGATACAAAACCCGAGGATGTCTCGACGGATGCGGAAGACCATATCTACGACATGACCCGTTATGTCATCATGGACCATCCGATCATTCCGACAAAGAAACCTCCGAAGGTAAGCAGGCCGTTTTCCCCGTTTGATGACGGCGATGATTAAGACAGGATTGCGTGATGCGATGCAATGCTTCATCCGGTTTGCCAGGGCATCGCACAGCATGAATGGAAAAGGGCGGCAACAGTAACCCTGTAATTGTGCAAAATTAAACAAAGAAAAGGAGAGAAGCTCCTGTTTGGTTGTTTTTATTTTGCCGCCCTCTTTCCTGATTATGAGGTGATGATATGGCAGATAAAAAGAAAATCCAAAGTCCGAGGACACCGGAGAACGATGACCGTGATCTGGACCAGGTAATGGAAGACCTGGAGATTGCCGAGGACATCGGTGAACAGGAACTCGATCAGAAGGATCAGAACCTGCTGGAGATGATCTACGAGCGGCTCGACTCCTTCAAGGAGCGGAATCTGCCGTATCACAAGATGGCCAAGGAAGCCAGACAGATCGTCAACATGAAGGACCCGATGCAGGACGATAGCAAGACCCTGAAAAAGAACGGCAAGGAAACACTCCAGCTTCAGACACTGAAGTCCACATATAACAATGTGGTTGCCGATCAGGTGCTGTCCACTCCGATTGTGAAGCTCACACCGGAGACCCCCGGGATGCAAAAGGCAGCAGATGATCTTCAGGATATCCTGCGGTACATCATGTTCACCGCAAACAACTATTCAAAGATCAATAAGAGATTGAGCGAGGACTACTTCGGTCCCGGCACCTCAATCCTTCAGAATGCGTGGGACCCGGATGCGAACTACGGTCGAGGCGAGATCGCCATGATCCGCTGGCCGATTGAAGCATTCCTGTGGGACCCGATGGCAGAAAACCTTCAGGACTGCCGAGCGGTCATGAAGTGCAGTTGGCATCCGCTTTCCTGGTACCGGTACCACTATCCGGACACAGGCCGGTATGTTGGCCGGGAAGACCCCGATGACGGCGATGTCGGAATGACCGAGGGTCAGGAAGATGCGGACCATGCGGATGACGAGGATCGTGCGCTGCTGATCGAGTACTGGTGGAGGGAATATAACGCCAGCACCAGGCGGTATTCGATCAATGTCGCATACGCTGCCGGTCATGCGCTGCTGTATGTCGAGAGGGATGTGTACCTTCACGGTATGTATCCGTTCGTGATCGATGTTCATGACAACATCGAGGGCAGTATTGCCGGTGTCGGTCTGGTGAGTATGCTGGCTCCGATGATGCGGTACATCAACCGGTACGCTGCATACATTGACATGAATGCCCGGATGAGTTCCAAGGGCAGGATGCTCAAGCGCAAGGGATCTGGCATTGATACTGATGCTCTCGCCAATTGGGAAAACGATGTGGTCGAAGGTGAGCGCATCATCCAGGGCGAGGACTGGGCGTGGATGCAGAGCGCTCCGTTCAACGGCATGATCAGTCAGGCGCTGGAGCAGATGAAGATGGACCTGAAGCAGGACTCCGGTGCGAACCAGTTCACCCGGGGCGAGACAACCGGAGGCATTGTTTCCGGCAAGGCCATCAACAGCCTGATTCAGGCAGGCGGCAAGATTTCCTCCATGCGGCAGTTCGACCGGATGGACGGAGTCAAGGAAACGGCCATGCAGCTTCTGTGGCTGGTGTATCAGTTCTGGGATGACGATCGTGTACTGAATGTGACCGGCAGAAAGGAACCGATCAAATTTGACAAGGAGAAATTGTTCGGTGAGAAGGCCGAGGGTGCGGTCGCACCTCCCCCGTACTCGGTCCAGGTTGAGATTTCTTCCAAAGACCCCCAGGTCGTTGCCAGTAAGAACCAGATGATGATGGAAGCCTTCACCATGGCGGCACAGACGAACAACCCGATGCGGTTGAGCGCTCTGTTCAAGATCCTGAACATTGATGACAAGGATCGGATTCTGCCGCTGATCGAGGAAGGCGAACATTATCAGGAACAGATGGCAGCATTGCAGCAACAGGTCGAACAGATGGCCCAGCAGTTGCAGGCGGCACAGGAAGAGAACCAGCACCTCCGCAGAGCGACAGACGAAATGGCGAACAGCCTTGCGAATACCAGCGCCCGGAAGAATGGCGGTATGCCGGACTTCGAGCCGCAGGAGAGCGCCATTGTTGAGCAGACCGAGAACAACTTCGGTCAGCAGACCGGGCAGGCATTGCCCGTATAACTTGAGCAAGACTTCATGATTGCGTGAAGTTTTGAATATCACACTCGATCCGTGAATGCATGGATGAGCGAAAGGAGATCAAAAATGGCTAATGACGAAAGCGTAGCCAATGGCATCGAGGAAATCGAGGATCTGGATGTTGAGCTTCCGGAAGGCTTCGATGATATCGATGAAGACGAATCAGACGATCTGGAGTCCCTGATGTCCGAGGGTGCAGAGGACGAGGATCAACCCGAAGAAGAAGAGACCGAGGAAGAAGACGATGAACCGCAAGGTACCAGCGGAAAGCGCTCTGAACCTGGGTATGTTCGGAAACGGGTGGACGAGGCGGTACAGAAGGCCCGTGCCGATGAAAGACAGAAAGCTCGTGCCGAGTATGATGCCGAGTTCGATCAGCGAGTGGAAGAGCAACTCAATAAACGCATGGCACCTGTCCTTGAGCGCCTGGTTGAAATGGATGCCAAGGAGCTGGTAGCAAGCGGTGCAGTCAAGGACATCGAGACTGCGAGAGAGCTTGCCCGTTACCGCCAGGGAGTGAAGTCCGCTCCTGTTGCTGACAAAGAGCAGCAGCGGAATGAGAAAGGACAGTTCACTTCCGGTCAAAAGAATGATGATCCGGAGACAAGTACCAGGATCAAAATGTTGAGACATCAGGCTGATGCCATCAAGGCCCGTGGTGGCCCGGATGTCATTGCCGAGTTTCAGAACAACCCTCGGGTGAAGCAGAAAGTAATCAGCGGAGAGTTCGACTTCTACGATGTTGCCGAGCAAATGAAGGCACCGAAGAAGCGCCCTCCTGCACCGATGCGTTCCCCGAATGGAGCCACCAATACCGGAGACATCAATCCGATCATGGAGATGTCTGACAAGGAATTCGAGAAACTCGAAAGGAGAGTCCAGAATGGGGCACGCATCCGAATGACAAAATAAAGGAGCGTGTAATCCATGGGTGTTTACGATAACATGAACTATTCCTACAGCGCCGGTATTAAGCCTACGCTGGTGGAAACCTACCTTCAGCGCAAAGCGATGAAGAACGTTACCCCGAATCTGCGGTATCTGGATGATGCCGATATGATCGACCAGCCGCTGAACAACGGCAAGACCGTTACCATGTTCCGGTATACCGAACTGCCTGCGATCACCAAGCCGCTGTACGAAGGTGTTACTCCTGACGGCCAGCAGCTAACCGAGACGGCGTTCAGCGTGATGACCAAACCCTACGGTGGCTATATGCCGTTCACCGATGAACTCGATCTGTTCCATGTGGACAAGAAGACCGATGCCATGGCCGAGCGGCTGAATCGTCAGGCTGCGCTGTCCGTGGATACCGTTGGTCGTGACCAGATTTGTGCTGGTCTGAATGTCATGTATCCCGGCTCCGTGACTTCCCGTGCTTCCCTGACGAAGAGCAACATCCTGACCTATGCGATCATCAAGAAGGTGGTTCGTAACCTGAAGCGGAAAGGTGCGCAACCGTTCCCGGACGGCTACTTCCATGGCAAGGTCGATCAGGACACCTACTATGACCTGACCAATGATGACCACTGGAACGATGCCAACAAGTACCAGGACAAGAGTCGTGAGCGTGCCTACGAGCTGGGCGAGATCTACAAGGTCAAGTTCTTCGAGGTGGATAACGGCAAGGTGTTCGAGAACGAAACCTATCTGTACGGCACCAAGGCTTACCTGACTGCCAGCGCCAACTTCGATGCGACCAACCGCATCATGACCGTGTCTGACTCCATCTCTGTGGACGAAGCTCGTGAGCTGACCGGCAAGATGGTGTATGTGCAGTACACCAAGAGCGATACTGCGTATGTCACCCCGATGTGCATCGAAAAGGTGACCGGAAATCAGATCCTGTTCCGCTGGGTCCCCGGCACTGCTGTGACCGATGAATGGGTTACCACCCAGGCGCTGAAGGTTGTGCCTTCTGGCGGCGCTTCCAATGGCGATGAAGTCCATGCGACCATCATCTACGGCCAGCACGCCTTCGGTATGGTCAAGCTGGGTGGCACCAAGGTCCCCGGAACCAAGAAGGTTCGTCCGAATATCCGGATCATTGTCAAGCCTCTGGGTTCCTCCGGTTCCGATGACCCCCTCGACCAGCGTGGAACCATCGGCTGGAAGGTGCGGCATTTTGCCTGCGCTGTTATCCAGGATGACTTCATCTGCCGTATCGAACACGGCGTAAGCGATTAAGACCTGACCCGGGGAACTGTTACCTCCGCAGTTCCCCATCAATTCCTCCTCCCGGGACCGTTCGTTTGGACATGGCGAGCGGTCCCATTTTTTACAAAGGAGATGATCAAAATGTCTGATGAAACCAAGACTCGGACTGAAGAGGTAACCGAGAACATCGAAGCCATCGAAGAGAAGTACGGTGTCGAAGCAAAGCAGACCATGATCTGGCAGTGCGTGAAGGATATCTCCGTTTCCCTGGCAATGCTGGTGGATGCCGGATCGAGCAACAGTTAAAAAGAAAGGGGCCTGAATATGGCAGCCAAGAAATCGAATCCCGTAAATGAAGCTGAAGAAATGATCCCGGTTCCTGTTGATCCGGAGATCGATATGGATGATGAAGACGAAGACGATAACCAGCCGCTGAACCTGGAGGAGAATCTTACGGTCGCCGTCCCGATCAAGGACACTTCCTACAAGGGACCCCGGGTCCGTGTTTTCATCCAGCCGCCGCCCGAAGCCGAGGAAGGCAGTGGGGCCAAAGTCGATATGTATGAACACGTAACCATCGCCAACGAAAAGGGCGAGGAGCATACCAGGGTCCTCCGGGGCGAATGGGTTGACATCCCCGTTCCCGTTTATATGCAGCTGAAGGCGAAGTATCCGAAACTGTGAGGTGATATGCCATGACATTGGCCGAGATTAAGAACCAGATCATGTTCCAAACAAATAATGATTCGGAGGATCTGGGAGACTACGAGCCGCACATCAATGACTACATCAATGAAGGCTACGACCGGCTGGTGTCTGCATGGTTCAAAGGCCATGTTCCTACTCCTGCGTACGACAAACTGGAGATTGACACAGACGAACCGATCACTCCGGAATGGACACATCGGTGCCTGTGCGACTGGGGTACATGGTTGGTCTATAGGAACGGTAATCCGCAGAAGCAGCAGCGTGGCATGGTCTACCTGAATGCCTTCAATGAGATGATCGCAAAGATCACTGACGAGGGCGGCGCTTCCGGTGCGAACGAAGACGGTTCCAGGAAAGAAGTCAGATTCTTCTACAACATTCCGACATAAGAGGTGATGTGAAATGGCATACTTTGCACTTCATGCTTATGATGCGGATGTATGGATTCGAGAGTTCAGAGGCCTGAATCAGGCCGATATGAGTCTGAACTCCGATCCGATGTATGCTGCACAGGTGGAGAACATCGAAACACCGCATGGTGTTCTCCAGCCTGCTGCGGCAATGAGACTGCTGGATGGCGAGTTCGAGGACAGAGTCGAAACGCTGGCAGTATTTACCCGGCGCTGGTATACCGGCTCCGGTGATCATGAGTGGTATGTCGCCTGTGCTGGCGGCAAGTTCTATCAAAAACAGAGGGGCGAGAGAACCGGATGGATGCCGATTCCTCTGCCTGTGAATATTGAAGCATATCAGAGCAGCGCATGGAGCTGGGTAACCTATGAGATCAATCCTGAAGGTACAACGGACACGGTTGATGTTCTTCTTTTGAGCAATGCCCTGGACGGCATGATTATGATCGTCCCTCCTGACAAACCGACCACATGGGGTGACCTGAAGAACAATAACACATGGGGAACGGTCAAAGGTACTGCCCCGGACCTGAACACATGGTTGGACACTGCGAGTCCGAAGTGGCAGATCATTACCGTGGACACCCAGGGCAAGAAGATGGGTGTGATTGAACGGTATGCTGACCGCATCTGGGGAAGCGCAATTGCCGATAACCCGGATATGCTGATGTATTCGGCTCCGTATGATCCTACAGATTGGGAAGAAAACGCAGAGATCCCGGAAGACGGTGCTGGCGATATCCTCCAGCCGAGCTGGGACGGCGACAAGTTCTATGCATTGAAGGCCTTTGGCGATCAGCTTCTTGCCTTCAAGCAGAACCGCATCTGGCGAGTCATGGGTACGAACCCCGGCGAGTTTAATTTGCGTGAGCAGTTCGGCGGCGGTACTTCGTGCTTTGAGACCATTGCCGTGGATGCCGAGCGAGTCTACATGGCAGACGGCAACGGAGTGAGTATCTATGACGGCATGACAGCACAGCCGTTCCGAAGGGAACAGGTGGAAGACATCTGGCGAACCATCAACAAGGATGCCCTGTACCAGATGGTCGGTGCAATGTTCAATCGTCGGTACTACCTTGCGTTCCCAACAGGGGACAGTACCGTGAACAATGCCATGCTGATCTATGATTTGAATGAGCAGACAATCCTTTTCTACAAAGGTATCTATATTGAAAACTTCCTGTCTTCCAAGGATGAACTGTTTGCGACCAGCTCTGACCTTCCCGGACGGATTCTGGAAGTACGGTACGATTCCTGGCTGGATGGTGCGGCCTGCGGCAAAGCAACCAAATGGATGAGTCCGTGGATGGACTTCGGCTATAAGCGCATCCAGAAGGGCGGCTTCGATCTGTATTTCACTCCTGAAGTGCAGGATACCGAGGTTACGCTTCACATAACCATCGAGACAGAGAAGAAGGCAAAATCGAAGACCTACACGATTAAGCCTGCCGGAGACAAGGAACACAGGAACAAGAAGCTCCACTTCGGTGGTGCTGGCAGACGGTTCCGGTTGATCATCGAAACCGATGCAGGAGTCACTGCTCCGTGGCGGCTGATCGGCGGTATTCAGATGGTTGTGGAGACCGATCCTGATTAAGGAGTGATCCTATGCCGAGTAACAAGCGAGTGATTCCGCAGCATGAGGTTATGCGGACACCAAATGGATGGACAGGGCAGGAGAGGGACTTTGTTGTCCAGCTTGAGCGTGTCCATGATGATATCTATAGACACTTCAAACCATTGACGATTGCGGACTTTAGTCCTGAACTTCTTGCTGAACTGAAGGAAAAACTGAACGAGGAGTGATAGAGCATGGCAGAACTGATCAAACCCGGATATAACGACACTGCTGACATTGCCGATATCAATAGTAATACCGATGAGTTCGCTGCACGAATTGCGAACTGCAAAACGAAACAGACGGCGAAGACCGATCCTTCTGCTGACGGCACTGCCGTGTCCTTCATTGATTCTGTTACGCAGAATGCGAATGGTGAGATTACTGCCACAAAGAAGACGGTCAAGAACATGACCGGATCGACAGCTTCCGCAGCCGGTGCTGCCGGTCTTGCTCCTGCTCCTTCTGCCGGTGATCAGGGCAAGTTCCTGCAAGGGAATGGCACATGGGGAACTCCTGCCAATACGACCTACGGAGAAGCATCATCTTCTGCCTACGGTCTGGTGAAAATCGGATACACCGCTTCCGGTAAGAACTATCCGGTTCAGCTTTCCAGCGGCAAAATGTTTGTCAACGTTCCCTGGACCGACAACAATACAACCTATTCACAGGCGACTTCTTCTGCGCTTGGTCTGGTGAAGATTGGATTCACGGCAAGCGGCAAGAACTATCCTGTTCAGCTCGACAGTTCCGGGAAGATGTATGTGAACGTTCCGTGGACGGATAACAACACGACATATGGTGAAGCATCCTCTTCCACATATGGTCTGATCAAGACCGGCTATACGGCAAACGGCAAAAACTATCCGGTGCAGCTTTCCGGTGGCAAAGCCTATGTGAATGTGCCGTGGGCGAACACGACATATAGCAACTTTGGTGGGGCCACTGCTGGATCGGCTGGATCTGCTGGCCTTGTTCCTGGCCCAGGAGCAGGAAAACAGTATAGTGTTCTATACGGTGAAGGCGGCTGGGCAACGCTTCAGGACCTTCTGAATACGACAGGCGCTGTTGCTCCGAATAAGATGAACGGAACGAATTACCGTCTTCAGTTTAAGTGGGGAACGGTTTCCAATGTTGCTGCCATCAACGGACAGGCAAGCAAACTGTTCGACAATGCATTCGAGAATAATTGCTTCTGCGTGTTCACACAGGTTGCATCTACTCACAACGGAGTATATGCGAGAATCAGAACCTACGGATGGGATAAGAACGGATTCGGATATCAGGCACAGACAGGGGATACTTCCAATATCTCCTTCTATTATCTCGCCATCGGCTATTAAGAGGAGTGATCGTTATGAGAGGAAGAACAATCGAGCTTGAGGTTACCGATAAGCGTGGCAAAGCGGCAAAGACGATCCCTCTGTATCAGTACGACTATGGTCAGAAACTGCTGATCAAGGGTGTTGAACTGCCTGAATACTATGAGGTTCATTTTTCCAACCAGCAGTACGGTGATGCAATTACCGTCCTGGGCGACAGTACCGGTGTGCTGATCCCGGACAGCCTTGTGGCGACCGGCGAAACGATCTATGTCTGGCTGTTCCTGCATGATACATCCTACGACGGCGAAACGGAATACATGGGTGCGATCCCTGTTATCAAGAGAGCGCAGCCTACAGATGTGACTCCGACTCCTGAAGAGCAGAGCATTATCACTGAAGTTATCGCAGCGTTGAACAACATGGAAGACGATATGTCCGATCAGGTTCAGGCTGCTGAAGCGGCGAAGGAAGCCGCACAGACGGCACAGACCGCAGCCGAGGGAGCTGCGACTACTGCCAGCGGTTATGTTGATACCGTGACGGCGGCACAGACGGCTGCGGAAGCCGCCCAGGCTGCTGCTGAAACTGCGGCGACTTCTGCCACTGCTTCTGCGACAAGCGCAACCTCCTCTGCGAACAGTGCGAACAATGCGCTGGCTGAAGCGACCAATGCGAAGATCGCTGCCGTGGATGCTGCTTCTGCCGCTTCCACTTCTGCCACTACTGCGACTACTGCCAGCGGTAATGCTTACAACTATGCGACTTCTGCGGAAAGCGCAAAGGTTGATGCTGTTGCTGCCAAAGTTGCTGCCGAAGCAGCGCAGACCGCAGCCGAAACGGCACAGGGAAAGGCAGAGGATGCACAGGGAGCAGCCGAAACCGCACAGACGGCGGCTGAAACAGCACAGGGCAAGGCAGAGGATGCACAGACGGCTGCGGAGTCCGCACAGGAGAGTGCTGAAGATTCTGCCGAGGATTCCGAAGCATATGCGGTAGGCACAAGGAATGGAGTCGATGTCGAGAGTGACGATCCTGCCTACGAAAACAATGCGAAGTATTATGCCGAGGAAGCGGCGACAGTGCTTGAAGATAAGCTCGATGCTCCTGCCACTGCCGGTACTGCCGGACAGGTCCTGACTTCTGACGGCGAAGGTGGTCAGGCATGGGCAGATCCTTCCGGTGCGATTGACGATACTGCTGGCGAAGGTGATACCGACAAGACCTGGAGTGCCGACAAACTTGACGAAGAGTTTACTGATGTATTGAGCGATATTGAGGGCATTGACGAAAGCGTAGAGAAGAAAGCATCTGCCGTATATGGTGCTGTTGATTCTAAAATTATCAAAATAAAAGATGCTGAAGAAAATGCGGATGTCAGTAAACTGACCGCATTATATCTTCCTGCACAAAGCGGAAACGGAGAACCAAGCGCACAAAACGTAAGACCGTTTATAGGAAAGACAGTATGCGTATTTACAAGAATAGACGAAAACATACTAAATATTGACCAATATGATGAAAAGTTCAGAGAAATGACCATTGATGTGAATAATGACCAAGTAATCACATCAAAGGTTTATAGTGGAACATCAAGTTTCATTAAGTTCTCACAAACATTTCCGAAGGGGACATATACATTCTTTGGGGATGTAAAAGGGACAGGGAGTAATGGATTGCGTTTCTTGAGTACGGCAGAAATAGATGGTGGAACATGGAATAATTATTACGGTGCATATTGGAAAAAGATAGAGAATGGCAAAATAACGTTTACCGTATCAGAAGAAACAAAGATAGGGATAGTATTTATAACAGCCACAGAAAATGACCCTGCAACAGCCTATAATTTAAGGCTTACAAAAGATACTTATAACGAATACGCATTGTCATGGTTGAGCAATGCAGGAACACTCTATGGTTTTATTGCAGATGTGTCAGGCAAAGTAATAAAGACACATGAAAGAATAGCAAGCTATAACGGTGAAACACTTTCCGGTGTTTGGTATTCGGATAGAGATGTATATGAAGAAGGTCAAACACCGACCATTGGTGCTGAAGTGGTCTATAAACTGTCGGAAGATGTTGAATATGATATAGAGAGTGTTTCCGTAAAACTAAAGCATGGCAGCAATATCATATGGAATAGCTGCGAGTGTATAAACAGTATTGTTTATAGAACAGACACGAAAGAGTTCATAAACAATAAGATCAAAGAAGAAACAGAAACAATAACGGATAGAATAACGAGTGTTAATCCTAAAATGTTCGGAGCGGTAGGTGATGGAATAGAAGATGATTCTATTGCAGTTCAAGCAACATTTGATTATGCAAAATTACACAATGTACCTATTGATGTATCAAACGGAAGTTACCTGTTTGAGAATGTTGTTCTGTATGATGGTGGAAGGTATGAGATAAACGGTGCGCTGGCTATTGAAGATGATATATGGAACAATCAAACAAGAACACCGTCACTCATTGTAAAGCATAATAGTGTTGGATTTGTTGGTGACAGATCATCGCAGGAAGTATCAGTAAGCTCGCTGCCGACAGTATATATTGTAATGCGGAATTTACTGATAAAGGGGGAAAATGGAACTTCATCGTTCCCTGTGATATTCAAAGATGTTGTGCTTGTAAATGCAAAGATACAGAATATTGTTGCGTGTTGGTTCTCTTGTTTCGTTGAAGGTTTAATAAAAGGGAACAGCGTAATAGCCGGGAACGAGTTCCATTTCTTTACTGAATGTGCATTTAGATCGTGGACAGATAAATATGAAATCAATCCTTCACATTCATTCGTAGATTCAAAGTATTACAACAATCAATTCTACGGAACGAACAAAATCAACAACACATTATATACACCAACGGTGTTTGAAGGGAATTACTTCTATATAAACGGATTTGAAAACAATTTTGTTGCAATGATGTTTGGTGTTGTTGGTCTTATACGTGGGAATAATGTTACTGCGTGGATTTCAAAAAACAACATATATTCATTCTGCCCATACTTCTTTGTAATAAAAAGTGAAGCACAAGATCCGTTTATATATGCAAGTATTCTGAAGGATGAAAGTATATGGCATACAGCAGCAGACACACTGAAAAACACAGAAGAAGGGAAAGGGTATTTTGATGATTATTCTGGAGATTCTCGCATAACAGGGAATGAATGTAATTTCTTTAATTTTGATTCGTTCCAGGCAACAGAAATAACAGGAACTGTATTAAGAGATTACGACCCTGTTTTCAGAGAGGTAACGAAATTCCAATATTCAAGAATAATGAAAGCATTCCCTTATGTTGGTGTTGATTTCGCAGGAGCGCAAACGATAGACAATGCGTTTGACACTAAAATTCCATTAACGGACTACACGCAGAATACAGATGGATATATTGCTACAACTATTGAAGCGTGGAATGGGAAAACGGTGCAGACATTGCCAACGATTGCGGATAGTAATTATCGTTACGTGCTTGATGGACAGACCTGTTATTACAACAACAAACTGCTGATCTGTCATGGCTCAAATTGGTACGACACTATGGGGAATATCATAAGCTAACGCCACGAATAGGAGTGATAATGAGTGACAGACAGGGTGTCTAAAGAACTCGACAGGCTGTGTATTCGTGCCGGGAAGTATAAATGTTACGGGCGAAGATTCAAAAGGCAAGTGAATCGAATGTTAAGAATGAATGCATGGGATAGAAAGAATCAACAAGC